ATCTTAAGTGTCTGATATTACTACACACGCTACCTCATATGGGGTATGGACTGGTTGTTTGCAGCGGCTGGCCCCCGGAGGGCAAGAGGTTTGCGGTTTGCAGCGGAGAGACTTGGTGTGTTCGATATGTCCTGGATGATTTATCGACGATGCGACTTGGTGTTCGTGGATGCGATGGGGGTGGGGGTCCCCCCTTCGTTGGTCAGCCGAAAGTGATATATATCCCGCATCCACAAGTTTGACTATAAACTCAAAGAATAGCCGTCCCCCAGTCGTGCGAAGAAACGACCAAAGGACGGCAGAACAAAAGGGCAGAGTTTCAGTCTCCTTCGTATTCTTCAACTTCTCCAATGGGGATGCTGACCAGTTGTGGTCCATTCTCTCCCATATCGACTGATTCCAGGTTAAGGAAGTAGTGTTCCCATGCTTCTTCGTGGTCCATGCCTCTAGTCATGAGTTCTTCGATTAGGAGGTCCGTGGAGTACAGTGCGACGGTATTTCTTCCGCATTGAGTAGCGGTCCCTATGAGGCAATCGTCGAATCCGGCAATAACTACTGCTTCTGGATTCTTCTCGATTAGTTTCTCGATAACGGAGTTGGTCATTTCAGCCACCTCTTTCCCCGTCAGCATAGATACTTCATTGGGGACTTGGAGTCAAGTTCTGAAATGCTAACTACGCATTGAGTGGGTATTGAGGTTAATCCTCCGAATGTGTAATCTGTGGTAAAAGAGTCTGCGACTGTTATTTTTTCTTTTGTGTTTTCGACAATCCAGCCGACAGTTACACAAAGTATGGGTTCTATTTCTTCTTTTATCTCTGAGATGGTTCCTACCCAGTCAGACATGGAGATTATGTCTTTCCAGACAATAACTGTCACCTTATTAGGTAACTTGTCTTTCTTTGACTTAGGTTCCTGTTTAGCAATCATCTTCGCCTTAGATTGGCTAGATCTTTTGATCCCACTCAAAACCCCCCCTCCCCCCATTGCTTTTTAGGGCAATGAGTCAGAGGGGGGACGTGAGGAGGTGTGACTAACTGGTAGCAACTCATTTTCGCCTTGAGTTGGCTGAGTCTCTTTCACCCTGTTCCGAGGAACCCCAAACCTGGCAACCCCGGCTCCTTTAGGAACTAGGCTCACAGGCATGGTACAGGGGTCTATCGGTGGGTCAAGGGGTTAGAACGGAACTTCTTGAGAAGTAATTGGGGATTTGGGGAACTCCTCAGTGGATTTCTCCCTTGTGCATGTATCTCCGTGGAATGCACCATCTTTGTTGCATGGTACATTTTTCCCCTTCTTGGACTTGGCCCAGTAGATCTCTGCTTGGCAGTATTTACATGGGTTCTTTGAAGGTTTCTGGCTTTCTGGGATTACCCAGATCCAGGTTCCGTCTTCCTTCTGAGTTCTTTCGGTTGCCGTCCCTTGAGAGCCTCCTGAGGCACTTGTGGGTTGACTTCGTAGTAGATCTCTGATTTCCTTGAGGAGAGAGACGACTTCGTTCACATTGTCTTTGCTGGTTTCATCGAACATGATGGAACCCCCTTTCTTGTGGACATTATACTCGTACAGGCAAGGTAATCAATGAAAAAGGGACAGAAGCAAGAGCAGAAAAACCCGGATGTTGGGGTCAACAGACAGGCTCAGGTGGGTGGTTACTTGATAAGGGAGAAGCGTAGATCTGACATGAGTGTGGCGATTGACCAGGGTTTACATTTCACGGATGCTGCTGAGAGGGCTGGCATTCCCTTTGAGGTAGCCATGAGTGCGTCCCGTAAGGATCCTGAGTTCTCTGAGTGGTATGAGGTGAGTAAGGACCGTCCCCGCCTATCGTTGGTCACAAGGCGGAAGTATGAGCCGAAGACATCTCTCCAGATCAAGTCGGACTTTATTAACAAACTCAGCCAAGTGGGTCTATTTGATAAGATCTGTACAATGGCGGAGCATGCTGACCCTGAGACTGAAGAGGGTAAGCAGGTACTGGGATTCTTCATGAGGTACATTGTGAAGGACATGTTACCGAAGGAGACGGCTGCGAAGGTGGAGCATTCTGAGACTGCCAGTTACGAGAAACTCACGGATGCTGAGTTATTAGAGCAGTTGCATAGTAGGCGAGAGAAGCGTATTGCCTATACGAAGGAGATTGACGATGCTGACGACAAGCGTCTGTCTCATACTGAGAAATACATAGAGCAAATAGAGGAAGAGGAGTCTGGAGATGTCGGAGAATCTGAGTAGGGAAGAGTTACTTGAGGAACTAAAACTTGAGGAGGAGTTATCTAGACGCAAGGAGTTCGACATTTTGGGGCGATTGGCTCCAAACAAGCGTCAATGGGACTTTATCAATGTGCATTCTCACGAGACTTTGTTTGCTGGGTTGAATCAGGCTGGTAAGTCAACGGCGTTGTGTATCAAGGCTGCCTACCATTTGACTGGTTTGTATCCTCCTGACTATGTGGGTGTGCGTTTTGAGGAGCCTATCAATGCTGCTATTGGGGGTGAGACTGCCCAGAGTACCCGTGACTTGCTATGTGAGCGTCTTTTGGGTGAATTGACTGACCGTGGTTCTGGTTATTTGCCAGCCAACACGTTCCACCCTCAAGAGGACATTAAGAGGTTAAGTGGTGGTATCACCAACCAGATCGACTTTTTCAGGGTTAAGCACCATGATTCTACGGGCAAGTTCAATGGTTACTCGAAGTGTTATGTATTCTCGTATTCGACTGGTTGGCAGCGACTTCAGGGGTACACCTTGCATTGGATTGGGATTGACGAAGAGCCTCCCTTCCCTGTGTATGACGAGTTCTCTGCTCGTTTGAATGCTACCAATGGGTATATGGACATTTCAATGACTCCTCTCCAGGGTGAGACTGAGTTGTACTTAATGTTTGAGCAGAGCCAGGATCCAATGGCTAGGTTCCTTTTGAACTATGACATTGACGATGCTGCCCACATGACGGACGAGGACCGTAGTCGCCTAACGGAGAAGTACGAGAATCACCCCTTGGCGGAGGCTCGTCTTCATGGTCGTCCGGTCCGTGGTGCTGGTTTGATCTACACGATTCCTGACGAGATGTTAATGGTGGAGGATTTTGAGATCCCGTCCAACTTCAAGAAGATCATAGGTTTGGATTTCCCTCACAGTGTGGGCAACTTTGCAGCGGCCAAGTTAGCCTATGACGAGGAGAATGACGTTATTTACCTATGTGGTGAGTACAAGGAGGCTGCCAAGGAGTCGTACCATTATGCCCATAGGACTATGTGTATGGGTGCTGGCGACATTCCGTGTGCTTGGCCTCACGACGCTGGCCGTGGTTTTACGGACGGTTCGACGGTGGCTTCTAAGTACAAGGACATGGGATTGAACATGCTCAAGGAGTTCTCTCACATGGTGAACCCTGAGGGTAAGAAGACCTTTGCGGTAATGCAGGTTATTGAGGATATCTGTGACCGTATGGCTACTGGTCGATTCCGTGTATTCTTAACTTGTCAGGAGTTCCTAAAGGAGAAGCGTCGTTACAAGCATGACAATGGTAAGGTTGCAAAGCGTCAGGATGACCATATCATTGACGCTGTACATAAAGCGGTAATGATGTTGCGTTTCGCTCGTTCTGATGGTATGGATAAATCGTTGCCGAAGAAACTTCCGAACTTGGATTTCTTTTCGGATTTTTAAGGAGCAAAAAGAAGATGCCACGTAAGAAGAAGAAAAAGAAGGATGACATCCCTAGCCCGTACTCTGACCGCTATGCAGGGATGGACACGGGGCAGTTGAGCCGTACCTTCGAATTGGAGCAGCGGGACCGTCAGATGAAGGAGCGATTCGGCAACGCTCAAATTGGGCGTGTTGGTAGCGGTCGCCATCCCCGCTCTTCTGATGGAACTCTGGGATCAATGGGGATGCAGAATCCCAACTTGAATGCACCTGTAACTTCATCCAAGGAATGGTTCCAGAATGTTTTAGGTCTTGGTATGGAAGCGGGCCTACTCATAGGTGGTCTTCCAGGTTTGGCGGGAAGGGCCGGGGTTGCGACGGCAAGCAGGTTGCCGGGAGTGATCCGTGGTGCTGGTGCAAGACCTCTACCTAAGCCAACTGGAGGATTAGAATCAGCGAGAGCCAGGGTGGTAGACAGAACTCTTGATCTAAGATACAAAAACATGAATGTACCACCTGAATATATCGAACGCTTAAAGGCATATGTAACAAGGCCCGATGTGGTAAAAATCCACAAAGGCAGAACATACGATGCCAAAGGTACAAACCCAATTTTCATGGAAAGATATGTGGCCGGAGATGAGTCCTTGCCGGGTATCGCTAAAAAAGGTACTGTTGATCACACTGGGCGACCGTTGACCGATGCAGGTAAATCCCCAAAGGGTCCACCACAAGGTCATGCGGCAAGGCAGATGCCTAAAGA